CTCCCGCCGTACACGCAGGCCGAGCATCAGCTACTTGCAGGAACATGGCCTTGATTTGAGCATCAGCTGCCAAATCAAGGCCATCAGTGAGTGGAAGCTGGATTTGATGGCGGCAAAGGTGTTTGAACATCTCACATTTGACAAAGGCAAGACCGTCAAAGAGGTATACCGGATTCTGAACCGCTGCATGGCAGAGGAAAAGACTGTGCGTATTTCCAGAAAGGCAATGCTGGAAAAGAGCATCGCTAAGCAGAGAGAACGGCTGGACAAGTATATTGACCTGTGTGCTGATGGCATCATCACCAAACAGGAACTTATGGAACGTCGTAAAGGCTTAGACAACCAGATCGCAGATCTGCAATCTCAGTATGAGAGCGTAGAACAGGAGGATGAACGCAGTGGAGCGCTGGACATGAATCTGATCTCGCAGAAGCTGGATGAATGGCAGCGGGCATCAAAGAACGATGTTGATCGGGAGCTTATCAACAGCTGTGTGGCGCAGATCACGCCTTTGACAAATGAAGAGTTTCGCTGGGCACTCGACTTTCAGATGTCAGAGGTACGGGCGAGAAACGCCGCAGCATATACGATGGATGGCTTTGTAGAGATGACACGCTTTTCGATTTCCTTTGAGGAGGCAAAGGCTTTTAAGGCATCCCGAAATCAGGGAATCCGCAAAAATGAATGGCAGGATCTCACGGTGGTTGTGGGAATCTGGTCGAAAACGCAGAAGTAGGAGGCTGTGTCGGCTGTGCCGGTTGTGTCAGAGATTTTCAAAACAAGTTTTATTATATCCTTATATCTCCACCCATAAAACACCTGAAAGACACGAAAACATAAGACCGATTCGCAAAAACACTGACACAGTGGACACACTTGGTACAAGTTAGGCGTATCTGAAGCAGATATAATGATATATTATACCATTGGATAGAAAGACCAGTAAGCAATCACATCAGCTTACTGGTCTTTGATTTTTACAGAAAAACGGAGGAAAAATCAATGGCAGAAATCTTTGAAAAAGTATTGGTGGAGGTGATGAAAGCAGTCGGAAAAGGTGTTGCGAAAATCATTGTCTGGACGGCTCATCAAATCGAAAAGAAATAAGACAATCAAAAATTTTGGAGGTAAAGATTATGTCCGCAAATATTGAAACCATGTTCTCTGTCCGTGAGACCCCCTGGCATGGTCTTGGCCGTATCGTTATGGATGCCCCTGCAAGCCGTGAAGCCTTGGAACTGGCTGGTCTGGATTGGCAGGTAGAGAGCCGTAATATCTATTCCGGTACGGGTGACATGATTCCCGGCTATCGCGCCAATGTCCGTAGTACAGATGATGCCGTACTCGGTGTGGTATCTGACCGCTACCGCATTGTGCAGAACGAAGAAGCATTTCAGTTCACCGATGACCTGCTGGGTGAGGGAGTTACTTATGAAACTGCCGGTTCTTTGCAGGGCGGCAAGAAGGTCTGGATGCTGGCAAAACTGCCCGAAAAGTACATCATCGCCGGAGACGAAGTGACCCCATATCTTGTCTTCTTCAACAGTCACGATGGCAGTTCTGGTGTCAAGGTCGCTATGACCCCGGTTCGTGTGGTCTGCCAGAACACCCTGAATCTGGCTTTGGGTACTGCAAAGCGCATCTGGACTGCTCGCCATACCGAAAATGTTCTGCTCCGGGTGCAGGACGCTCGTGAAACCTTGCAGCTTGCCAACAGCTATATGGGGGAACTGGGCAAGAGCATCCATGAGCTGACCACCATCAAGCTGTCTGACCGCAAGGTGCAGGAGTTTATCAACGAGTTCTTCCCCATCACGGAAGACTTAACCGATGGCCAGCGAAAGAACAACCTGCGCTTGCAGGAAGATTTGAAGGCTCGCTATTATAATGCACCCGATCTGGAGTGGGTCGGAAAGAACGGCTGGCGGTTCGTGAACGCTGTTTCCGACTTTGCCACCCATGCAGACCCCATCCGTAAAACTCGCAACTACAACGAAAACCTGTTCCTGCGCACCGCAGAGGGCAATCCCATGATCGACAAGGCTTACAAGATGGTGCTGGCAGCAGCATAAAGGAGGACGTATGAACGATGTGAGCAACCGGGCTGTCCGGGAATTTTCTGAGTTCCTGAACATCATCGAAGCCGATTTTCCAAAGCCTACCTGCACCACGGCATACGAGATCACAATGAAAAGCATCATTGTCAGTGCCTTGATTACACTGGACACCGAAAAGCAGATGGACGAGCGTTTCTGGAACCATCTCCGGGTGCAGCGGAACATTCTGGATTTCCTGTATGCCCTGTGGCTGGACGATGACCGCACTTTGGTGGATGAGTTTTCCACGATTATCAAGGACTTGGTGGAATATGATTTCTCTATTGCGGAAGAACAGATGAAAGAGAGGTTGAACATTGCATGAAACGACTTGTATCTACACGGAACCTGTCCAAAGAAGATTGGCTCCGCTACCGCAAATGCGGCATTACCGGCACGGATGCCGGGGCTATCCTTGGTCTGAATCCCTACCGTTCTGCATTTCAGGTGTACCACGATAAAATCAGCGATACCACTGAAAATATCGACAACGAGGCCATGCGGCAGGGTCGTGACTTGGAGGATTATGTGGCGCAGCGGTTTACCGAAGCAACCGGCCTGAAGGTGCGCCGTGCAAACGCTATCTATCAGAGCGAGGAACATCCTCTGCTTCTGGCAGATTTTGACCGCCTAATCGTTGGGCAAAAAGCTGGATTAGAGTGCAAAACGGTTTCGCCCTTCTCTGCGGACAAGTGGGCGGATGGTAAAATTCCAGCTCATTATCTGGCGCAGGTTGACCACTACTTAGCCGTCAGCGGTTTCGACTGCTGGTATGTGGCGGCTCTGATTTTCGGCAGAGAGCTGGTGATCCACAAGATCGTGACAGATAAGCAGGTGCTTTCTGATCTTATTGATAAGGAAGAACTGTTCTGGGCACGTCATGTCGTGCCGCAGATTCCCCCTGCACCCAACGGTTGCGATTGTGACACCCAGCAGATCAACCAGCTTTATGAGGTAGACAACCGGGATAAGACCGCTGATCTGAGTGCCTTGCATGGACTTCTGGATAAGCGGCAGGAGCTTTCTGACCAAATCGAGCAGATGGAACAGGAGAAAACGGCCATCGAGCAACAGGTCAAGCTGCAAATGCAGGATGCTGCCTATGGCACAGCACCGGGTTATAAGGTATCGTGGGTATCCTCCGAAAGCAAACGGGTGGATTCTCAGCGACTGCGGAAAGAGCAGCCGGACATCTTCAACCAGTACAGCAAGAATGTGAGCAGTCGCAGGTTCACCATCGTTCATGCGGCATAATTGTATGGCGGCAGGGAGCAGCTTCTCTGCCGCCTTTTTTCTTGGAGGTTTGATTATGGCTACGGAAAATCCATTCGTAAAATTATTTGCTATCGACTTCAAAGATCATCTGGAAGTCAAGAAGTCCGGCAATACGGAGCTGAAATATGTAAGCTGGGCGTATGCATGGGCAGAGGTGAAGAAGCTGTATCCTTCCGCCAGTTATGAAGTTAAAAAGTTCAACGGCCTGCCCTATGTCTATGACCCCATAACCGGCTTCATGGTGTATACCTCGGTCACGATTGAGGGCGTTTCGCATGAAATGTGGCTGCCTGTACTGGATGGCGCAAACAACACACGAGGTCTGTCAGGCATACATCAATAATTGCTTATCCGAGTGGGACAGCTCGCTGGATTGCAACGCAAAGGAAATTTTACACAAGGCACTCTTTTCGGCAAGCGAAGCCGGTGATATTCGTTTTATACGCTATGAAGAGGTCGATTCCAGCTATGACCCTGAACGGGACATCGTCCAAAAAAAGGATGCTTTCCTTCTGAAAGGGTCTTTGCTGAAGTCTCTGCTCCATGAGTATGCACCGGGATATAGTGCATCCGATGTTATTTCGCGTTTGCAAAGTGAGCATCTGCTCTCTGAGTTCAGCACTGCCAAAAAGATTCGCATTAACAGCGGAACCTATGTAGATGCTCGACTCTTGACTTTGAAGTGCAGTTGCTTAACCGAATATGAAGATTCTGATTAAAACAGGAGGGACAGAACCATGAAGTTGAAAATAGGCTCTACCTATCAAAAAGCCGTTACAATCGTTGAAAAACTCAAGGAGGGGAACGCTTCCATTTTTATCTGTGGAAAAAGCGGCGTAGGAAAGTCTACTCTTTCCTACAATATTATAAGGGGGCTGCTGGAGTCAGGTGTTCGGATCGTAGTCATAGATCACCGGCACGCTGTGTCTTTTCCAGTAGAACTAGAACCGTATGTACATCGTCAGGACGTATCTCAAAAGCCACTCAAGCTGCATTTGTTCGGGGCATCAGATAATCCAGCGGATGCGGCTGCATCTTTCGCTGATACTATCACATCCGTTATCGCTCTGTCGAATACACAAAAACAGCTATTGCGGTCTCTTTTAAAAGAGGTGCTTCGCGCTTCACCGGCTCCGAATGAAGTGCTGGAATACCTGCATCAGGAGATCAAGAGTTCTCATTCACGCTCTGCGCCCGGTTTGGAAAACGCCTTGGCACCCCTATTTGCACAAAAGCTTTTTGAGGATGGTGACATAGAGTTTTCTCCCGGCATCACCTTGCTGGATTTGAGCTCGTTTTCGTTATCCACGCAACACATCGTTGAAGAGGTGCTTTTTGCAGCACTGTTACGAGAAGCCACCCGCGAGGATTTTTCGCCTACCTTTTTGTATCTGGACGAGTTAAGCAACTATCCACTGCGCTCTTCCAACGCACTGGGGCGAATCCTCTGTGAGGGCCGCAAACAAGGTCTGTACGCACTGCTGGTTGCCCAGAGCATTCGTGTGTTCAAGTCTGAGCAACGGATTTTGCTTCAGCAATGCAAATATATGATGTGTTTCCAGCCAGCGGATGAAGAGGTTCGTATGTGTGCCCGTTTAATTAGTTCGTCAGGTGGAACCAAGTTGACTTCCATGCTAAAGAGTCTTCAGGTTGGTGAGTTCATGGTCTCCGGCCCAGTTTATGTAGGTGATTCTGATACGCCGACTACCAAGCCACTGGTCGTCCATAGTAAGTCACCAGAGGATGTCGTTCCTGCCAATGGCCCGCTGGCGATTCCGGTACCTTCCGATACAGAACCGATCCTGCCCCCAGCGCAGATTGACCTTCTTCTGCCGTTGGACGCTCTTGATGACTGTGACGATGAAGAAGCCGCTCCCAGCAAACCGGAAACCGTAACGGAGAACGCCTGTCCTCTGCTGCCGGATTCGCCTTCGGAGCCTTCCATTGAACCGCTGCATCTTCGTGATAAATCTTCTGCTCCACAAGAGCAAAGTCAATCCCAGCAACTGCAGCTGCTTCGATCTGCAGTTTTTACATCCGTTCCTATGAACTCGTATTACGGTAATTATAACTGTTCTTGGCCACCAGCACAAGTGCAACCGGAAACCTTTTCTTACCCGAACATGGATTTCAGTTCACTGATCCAACAGGATGATGCGCAGATTTCCTTTCAAGCGCTTATCACACCATAAGGCAAAATGTACGCTAATTCAAGCAGATATGCTTATCATGAAGCAATCCGCTTCGCATTCAATTTTAATTTCAGGAGGAAAACACTATGAGCACTCATACCAACATCAACATGTCCCCCACTGTTTCCAATTTTGCAGCCGATCTCAACTCGGAACCGATCCCCTTTCCGAACACCGATACATCCATCAAAAAGTCCGTCCCGTTCGTGCCGCTCTGTGAAAAATGGCTGCTTTCCATCGAGGAGGCCTCTATCTATTTTGGTGTGGGGCAGAACCGTCTTGCTAAACTCGCCTCGCAGGATGGCTGCAAGTTTGTTGTATTCGTGGGCAATACAAAACGCATCAAACGGAAAAAGTTTGAGGAGTTTCTGGATGAACAGTACGCCATCTGACACCATATAACGTCCTCTGAAGGACTTGCATAAACCATGCCCACATGATACAATAAAGTGTGTTGTGTGGGCTCTTTTTTTCTCAGAAAGGAGCCGCAACATGGGCAAAGATCTTAAAGGAAAAGAACTCGGAAAAGGGCTTGGTCAACGGAAAGACAAATACTACTACGCCAAATACTCCTATCACGGAAAGAAAGGCCAGCAAAGCTTCCATACTTTAGTTGAAGCCAAAAACTGGCGGCAAGAGCAACTCTACCTCTGCCGCCATCCAGAGCTTCGCACCGCAACATCACCTGATATGACGGTCGATGCATGGTTCAACCGCTGGCTGAAGGATGTCGTTGGCAACCGTGCTCCGAATACGCTTCGGAATTATCGTGAACGCTACGAACATAATGTTCAGCCGTTTATCGGTTCCATGCTGCTGCGCGATGTCAAGCAGATCGACTGTCAGCGGATTTTGAACGCCATGGAGAGCGACTACGCTGGTTCTACCATCCGTCAAACCTATATGACGATGGGCACATTTTTCAAGAGTGCCAAAGATAATGGTTTCATTGACCGTCATCCTATGGATGGTGTTCGCTATACGAAACCTGTCCGGGCGGTTGATGACATCCACTTTCTGACTGTGGATGAGCAGAAACGGTTTCTGGAAGCTGCCAAAGGCTCCCACAACTATGCTCAGTA